AACCACCTTTCTTCAAACAATATTCAAACTATATATAACCTTATCTATTAGGCAAAATTGAAAACGCCAAAATAGGGAGGTAGAAGCATACCCATGCCAATCTGGGTCTGAATCTGTAGACCTTCGGTAAGGTCGTTGGTCTGCTGAGAACCATACTCGACAGTACGGGTATCGCCGATGAGCTCAAGCTTAATTGGCTTAACGTCAGCGCCCATAACGAAAATCTGATTCTTGCTTAGAGCAAACTCAAAAGTACCAGACTTGAGGGTCTGGGGAATAACCATAAGCTTATTGCCCTCCCACTCACCGATGGTGCCAGTAGAAGCCTTAGCTTCCTTCTGAGAATCGGCGAAGGTCTTATCGGGGACAACATTAACAAGCTTGCGGAGAGCAGCCTTGGTGCCAGCAATAGTTAGAGAACCATAACCACCAGCGGCCTGAACCAAATCGCAAAGGTCGCCAAGAGCATCCTCGGTGTTGCCGCTCTTAGTGAACTCGGCAGGGACGGAGTTGGCAACATTCTGGAACTGAGCATAAATGCGGTCAGACATATACTTGCTAATAGCCTTATAGACCTTATCAACAAGCTTATCGAGAGAAGCTACGCCAAGAAGGAAACGCTCAAGCTCGTCATAGACGTGAATGTAGTACCACTCTTTAGGTAACGTGAACTCTTCACCAAGGTCAATGGACTGACGATTGGTATCCCAGTGATTACCAGCGAAAGAAGCCACTGATAGCATACCGCCCTCAGAATAGAAAGCAGTGTTGTCACCAAGAGCGCGATTCTTTACCTCAACAAACTCATTGATGAATGGAGAATCAAGAATGTTCTCGCCAATAGTGGTTGTGACAATCTCCTCGATAATCTCGAAAAGGACAGTCTTGTTACGGCGATAAGCCTGATAAAGAGTCTTGCCCTTAAGAATATCGTTGTTAATGGTGTTACGAAGAGCGTCCTCTAGGTCGCGCTTCTTTACCTCGCCGTCAAGAGAGAAATCATTGCGTGCAAGGTCAAGGGCGAGATTGTAGACCTTCTGCTCATCATTGCTAAAATCATACTTATGCATAGTCTATATCCTCCTTAAATAAATTAGCCCAGAACCTTGACGCGGGCTGTGAACATTTCATTTGCATAACCATAGTTGTGCGCAGCGGTAGCAAGAGTGCCACCAACGATACGCTTGCGCTCAACAACGGCTTCCATAACAGGAGTACCCTCTGCGGCAGTCTCGGCAGCTACAAGCTTACCAGTAGTCTCATCAATGGTAAGATGAGCGCCAATCTTCATCTTGTCGCGGGTAGCGGGAGTAACGCCCTCAATGGTAATGGCGAACTCATCGTTCTTAGCCACAACGCGAACACGGAAACGGGTGCCAGCAGGAATGACAAACTTATCGCGGCGCATATCAGCGGTACGGCGATGGTCTTCCTTCCATGCAGGCTGGTCGGCGACAACTACAGTTTCACCAGCCTTGAAACCCTTCTTGAACTTATAGACGTGGCTACCCTCCTCTTCCTGCTCACCAAGATAACCAAAGGTGCCGTTCTCAATGTCCTCTTCCGCAACTGCATCAAAGATACGCTCTGCAAAGCGGGAACTCTTCATATTTGTTGACTCAAAGACCGTATAACGCATATGAATCCTCCTTATAAAATACAAATACATTATTAAATAAATTGCCAATGCTTATTCATATATGTCTCACTTTTGCCATTACAACAATTTGAAACACATGATGAACTATATCCATCGCGTGTTACACTAGCAATAGAATCATATATACAACCAGTTTCTACGCATAGTAATGATTTACCTCTATTGCGCCCTCGTTGGTCACGATAATCACACAATTTATTATCTCGACCAATTTTTAACAATGCCGTAGTATATGATTTTGATATGTTTGCAATCTTAGCAATTTCTATTGTGTCATGAACACCAGAGTTCCAAAGTCTGCAAACTTCATCAATTTTTTCATTTTTATTTTTAATCTTTTTGTAATTAATTACAAAATCACACAAACCACTTTTAGCAGCTTTCTTCAAATTAGAAATAACACTTGAAATATGTATACCAGTACAATCTGAAATATCTTGTGTGTTTTTCATTCCGTCATTCCACAAATTAGCGCACAACATAACATTAGATGTGGTCGTTGCTTTAAAGCATTTGCGCCAATCTATATTTGATAAATCAAACAACATTGACAGTTCGCTATCTAAAATAGACTTCTTAATATAATCCAAATCAGACTTACTACAATCAAGTACAACATAATGTTCAATACCATTAGACAAAGCCAGCTGCTTCTTATATTCATCATTTGCAATCTCTTCATCTAATGTTCTTGCGTTTCTAGTTTCATCAGACAATCTAGCAAAACTAGAATTATAATGCTGAGCACCATTTGTTTCGACTATTAAATTCATATTTGGAATATAAAAATCATATCTTTTACCATCAGACCAACTAGTTGTTTTATCATGAATAAAATCACAACAAAGTTGATTAAGCAATTCATAGACAAATTTTTCTGCGAAGCTTATTCCATCGGAGCATCTTGGACACGATAGTCCTTGCATCCTAACATTGTTAATAGTCTTGCTTTTAATTTCAAAGCCGCAACATGGACAAATCCAATCAACCATTTGACTTCCAGTAGCAAAATACTTATATCCGTCATCTGGATTCTTAAGCATAGATGCTAACTCTGGGTTCGTTGTCCACATATCTGTTTCGCCAATAAATACTTTTCTATGCGAGCAATACGGGCAACCGCCTTTGTCACTAAGAATGGTTCTTGGTGCAGCTTTAAAAATATGATTAGAATTATTACAACACTGCCATTTAATTTTTACATACTGACCACTATATTCTTCTAGCGGCACATATTTAATATTCTTATCTTCTAATTTTTTCAAAAACTCTTCGTTGGTTAATGTTTTACCCATACAACAACAAATCCTTCTAAAACAGAGAAGCCGCATTAAAATAAATAGCTGTCTTTATCCGACTTCCACGAATGCAAAGCATTATCAAGATTTTTACCTTTTTCAAAAATAAAAACCAAAAAGCCTTTTGACTTTTGGTCACAATCAATTCTAATTAATTTACAATCGTGGTCAAGTAGATAATTAGCAAGACGCTTTCCTTTACAGCAAAAAACGTTATTCATTTAACACGACTCCTTCAAACATACTTTATCGATTGATATGAATTGCGCCGTACTTCTCGGACATCCAGCAATTCGAATCGTTGTCATCCCCATCATCGAGGACACCAGCAACAGCAGCGCTAGAATCCTGCTTGCTGAAGTTATTCTTACGATTAACCTTTACATAAAGAACTGCGCATTCCTTCTCAATCTCATCGACAGAAAGCTCGTCCTTCTTTTCCTTAATAGCCGCGAAATCAGCGTTCTCAGCAAGAACATCCTCATACTCAGCGAACTTAGCGTTCTTCTGAGCGTCAAGCTCATCAGCCTTACGCTTCTCATCGGCAGCTACAAACTCATCATACTTAGGCTTAATCTCTTCAAGCTCTGCCTTAACAGCGCTGAACTCCGACTCAATCTTAGCCTTTTCATCGGACTCAGCAGCAGCCTGAGCTTCGGCATCAGCGATTTTAGCAGCAGCAGCTTCCTCGAAATCAGCCATATGCTTACCGAAATCAAATGCGCCCTCTGGCTCAACAGCGCCATCCTCATAGTCAGAATAAGTAACCTTCTTGCGGGTCATGCTATCAAAATCAATCTTAGGGCTATCACCATCAACGGTAAACTTGAAGCCGACATAATGATAGTTATCCTGCTTATCGACAGCAATCACCTCATCACCCTGAATGTCAACAGCAGAGAAACGCGGTACGTCTTCTCCCCAATAGTCCTTCATCGTGGCAAACTCACGAACACTATCGGCTACATCATTAAACTGCTGAAGTACAGTCTGTGCAAAATCAGTATCAGGATTGGGCATATTTCTGACACCTCCTTGTTCATCTTTGTCTTTTACTAACTTTGTAAATTTAGTAAATTTTTCATTCAGCTCACTTTGAATTTCTTTTACGAAATCATCAGATGTAAACTGAACGTCTTTTACTTTAACGTTTGCGTCCACCATAGCTGGTTCAACTGAATCGCCAAGCATACAGCACCCGTCAAATTTAAACTTTTCAAAGTGAAATATACCGTCTTCATCTTCATCGCCCTCGACAGATGAGACGGCAAGCTCCATAGACTGAGCCTTTTCACCATCGCGCTCAACAATATCGGTAGAGTCGCTAAATTTTTCCCACAGCAATGCATCGACCTGTAAGAACTCTCGTTCAACTCCATCAGAACACATCTTCGTAAACCATCTTGGATTACAGGACTCTGGAATCACACCATACGCAGAGCCAACGTACTTATCCTCAATACCGTCTTCGGTTCTTGTAAGCACATACTCATGCCCTTTAAAGTCTGCTTCCTGAGCGAACTTATCATATTTGATAAACCCAAGAACAGGAGTGTTCTTTATTGAGTCGATACAGTCATCGACAACTTCTTTAGAGAAAAAACTTTTATTTAAATTCTCACCAGTATGTAATACGTCTATAGTGATATTTAAAAATCTAGTATCATCATCCGATATCTCCCCGTTAACGGAGAATGTTGAATGCAGTGAGTTAAATTTATTACCCATAAATTATTACCCCCAGAAACAACTATCAGTTAGAACAGACATCTTCTTTTATCAGATTTCCATTTTTCAATATTTGATTTAATAGATTCATCGTTATCAAAAACATAGACAATAAATCCATCAACACGTTCTATTCTTATAAGTTTAGAACCATGCTTCATAAGATATAGCGCCAAGTGTTTACCTTTGCAATTAAACTCTTCTCGCATATCAAACACCTCGCATTATCTATCATTCTTCTCGCCATCGCGCGTTTTTTCGCCCTCAACATCAAGCGTCTCTCCGCGATCTTCAGCCGTTGGTCTACCAACCTCTTTCTCTGCAACCTGAGCAGGTTCAGTATAGGAGGTAGCAAGAGGAACAAAGTTATTATGGAAATCAAAGATATCATTATGCAAAATAAAAGACCCCAACGTTCTAGAAGGAGTCATATCAAGAGACGCAAGCCATTTATCGATACAAGACACGCCAAGCGTTACAGCGTCTTTATATCTCTTGCTCACGTTATCTCTGTTAAAGATAGTTATATCAAGGAGATAAAAATAAAATTTGAAAGCTTTTTTATTATAATTTCTAAGCTTTATATATCTATTAGTCCATCGCTCAAGCTGTCTGTATACTCCGTATACGAAACCAGCATCGTTCTCAACGGACATTGTTACAGCCGTACCAGAAGACGAACCGTTAAACAACTCTTTAGACTCGCCAGATGAATTATAAAGCTCATCAATTGCATCAGAAACATTATTTCTTGTGTTGCTAGAATCCTTAAAGCTTATTGCTTCACCATCTGAACCAAGAGTATGAATCAGTCCAATATCATCGTTCATACTCTCTCTGTTAATTTCAGCAAACACACTAAGCGTTTCAGGGGTAAGGAGTGGCTTATCTACCGTAGTCTCATCAATAGGAACTTTAACCGCAATCGCCTTATAGTTATCGGTTCTAGCAGACTGCAACTTTAACTTCTTATAAGTATCAAGATCTATAATGTCCTTAACCATTCCTATGAGCATTGGATATGGATATGTCCATTGACTATTCAGCTTAATGCAAATCTGCTTATCTGCTGGCGGCTTATACCAAAAAGATGCCTTGCCATCAATATAATCCAGATAAGCTTGCTGTACATAATCTGGATACGCAGCTAACTCACTTTGCTTTATCTTGCCAAGGTCAATTTTAAAATTATATAAACCATCTTGAACCTGATATAGCTGACATATCCTATAATCTATCTTAAGAAAGAAGAAATCTGTCGAACTTTCAACAACAAGTCCGCAATAAATATCTTGATACGGTAGATATCTCATTATTTTTGCAAACTCATGTTTTAAATTCATATCTTCGAGCTTTGCCGCAAGCTTAGAATATTGTTTCTTAATCGTATCTGTCTTTGCGGTATTCTGGACATCATATAAATCAACCCACCAACAGAATAGAGCCATATTGCTATAAAGGCTATTCAGTCTATAATAGTGCGGGGATACACGCATGAGGTAAGACGATGCATCAAGAAGCAAACGCCAATATTTTTTCGGATGTTTGATTGCGGTATCAATATCGCTTAATTTAATATCGCCAATACATCCAGTTTCAAGAATCTCAGTATTTAGAAACAAGTCGTTGCGCATTAATCTGCTAAACGCGCTCCAATCAATCTTGCCATCTTTTTCTGATTTCTTAAACGACTCTTCATCATGAAGATAATCTTCTTTTGTATATTCAGACGCATATTCAGAATCTAGTTTATCATTAGCCATTAAACCGATTCACCTCCTTAATATGCGTACAAAACCATTAGTACATATTTGGTCTTTTATTCAATCTTTTCATTTGTTTTGCATAAGATTTAATATCAAAAGAAACCTGCGGCTTCTGAAGAATTTCACGCTCAAGCTGACACTGAACCCAATAATTATACGCCAATGAACTGTAGCGGTCTTTTCTCATACCAGTCTTTTCTATAATTTTGATATTAGTTCCCTTTATCTCATGCTCAAGCTTTGTAAGCTCATATATCAACAATGTCGTTTGTATATACGGCATTTTATATTGTAATTGCTCAAAAGGCTGCATCTTTGCATAGCCTTTTATTTTATCTTTTAAGATTTCTTCTGCTTCGAATTCCGAGACAAGAAGATTAATCTTACCCTGTTTAAATCCGCTTCTAAGCAAAATACAAATCTCATTATTAAAAGAAGCGCTCGCTTTAATAGACCAAATAACTTCTGGGGCATTAGACACTTTACATCTAGCAGCCATATCCTTATCATTACAACAAGATAGAGCGCCATATAACTCGCCTGTCTCTGGGTCTACCATGTCTCTGATAAGAGCATCGAATACGCCAAGACCGCTGCCATTCGTATCGATTACAAGGTCTGTGCATTTATACAGTTTAAACAATCTGCGAATCACAAGCGCCAATTCATCTGTATTAAGACCCTCGTGGTTTTCGAGATATATTATATTAGACACGTAATTATTATTATTCGTAGGAATTGCGCTGTTAATTATAATTGCACTGGCATCGTTTCTATGCTTATTAGAAGCCATAAGCGCAACGTCTACAGACATAATTCGTCTTTCATTTGTTGCTAAATCTGGTATCTTATATGTCTTATTGTTTATAAGTGATGGCGGATATACTGCTGTTTGCAAAGTTCTTCTGCATCCGATATCGTCAAATGAGAAGAAAGCGCCTTCTGTATCTCCGAAGAACAAGCAGTCCATCTCCATGCTCCACTTGACTTCATCGAAGTCTTGTTCAGACATCTCATCTTCAATTTGTTCACGTGATAACAAACCTTCTTTTACAGAAACTTGATACGGTAAGCCACAGATAAAATACTTCTTAGTATCATCAAGCATATTTACCGTATAAGCCTTTGCCTTTTCAAAAGACCAATGGTTTTTATACCACGCCGAACTCATATAGAACTCTTTATTTCGTTCTAGAAGATGTGCGTATTTTGGATTATTTAAATAATTCGGCTGTCTTGGAGCTGTAAGGAATCGTCTCAATACCGTGTTAATAGTATCTAGGTCAACCATTCTAAACTCATCGACCAACAAAATATTAGCACGTGAACCACGACCAGAATCAGAAGCGGTAACGACTTTAATCCATGAACCATTTGCAAATTCAATTACGGCCTTATTTGCGCCAACGGCAGCATATGTAATTTCTCGTCTAAGATTTTCAGAACCAAAACCATAGTTCTTCATGAAATCGTCTGTGATTTTTGACAAAACCTCATTCGCCTGTGGTCTTGTTGCAGACGCAATACATATCTTTGTCTTTGGGAAAAGAATGCATCTAACAACACAAAATAATGCTGTTAGCCACGTTTTTCCCTGTCCTCGCGCAGCGATATACATAAAGAAATTATTGTGCATCATTGCATACAATAATATCTTTTGAAATAGTTTTAATTTAATATTTAAGTAATCAGCAACAAAACGATGTGGGTTAGACCTATAAAAACCAGCCCACAATGCAATACCGTTCATAATACGTTGTGATTTTTCATTAGCGATTTCTTTTTCAGATTTTTTTCTATTAACTTTATTCGCCATACAAACACCGCCTAATCATCGTCTATAACGGTGTCGCCAAAAATGGCATCAAATAAAGCTTCGTTGTCTTTATCGTCATCATACTCTGGCTTTTCAACCGTATACCTTTTCATAAATTTCGTATACAGTTTTGATAAGCCGTTTTTCAAATTCATCATCTTAGCAAGATGACCGCGAAAAAATACATCGATATAAAGACCTATATTGTCAACATCTTTCAAATCATCCTCTGGCTCTGGAATCGGCCTTGTGTTTTCCCACTTGTCGATAAGCGTACCAAATGTCTGACTGTCAGATGTGGCATCGCCAGAATTTTGTTTCGGCTGCAATTTGGCTGTGTCAAGAAGCTTCTGGAACGTAGCCGTCAAATCCTTTGTATCCTGCTTTGCCCTAGTAGCCTTTAACAACTCAAGCTGATTAAAACACAGCTGCTTAAAGACTTCTTCTTGTGCCTTTGTATTGCACTCGTGTCTAGTAGTCCAGTCGCAATACTCATTGTAAAGAAAAATATAATCATCATTATCGAAACCATTACCAAACAACTTTATCGCTTTGTCTATGGTTTCGTTCATGTCAGAGTCATCATCTGAATATATTGATATCGGCTTATTATTAAACTTTGCTTCATTATATCTTTCTTCTAACGTTCTATCATAACCACCTCTGTACTGTCTAAGTGGTGAAATCGAGATATAAGAAGATATGAGAGAGCATGTTAAATCGCCATCTTCCATTCTTTTAACAGTGGCATTATATGCATCATCGCAAAAATATACATCTAAAAACATGCATATTCGCTCAACGGCTTTTTTTTCTGGGTTTGCATATCCGTTGGTTTTATATACGTTTAAATAATTATAATAAATTTTATTAATGCATTCTTTGCACCACGGCATCTTTCCATATGAAGCATATAAGTCACTATTTGATTTATAAAAATCTTTTGACTTAAGCTCCTTACCACAACAAGCACAATGCAGTGTCGAAGTGGAGTCATCATTTTTTCTAGCTGTTCTTCCCGCCATACGACACTACACCACCTTTCTTCAAACAAACTATTTAAATTTAATATCGTAAATACAATCAAGCCCATCTTCTGTTATCACGGAAATCAACTGCTCTGGCTTGTTTCTAAGCCTTTTATCTAAGCAATATTCATCTCCGCCACCAGCAAACGTACCAGCCTGAAGAACCTTTGTATCATAAGATGTAACCATTGCATTCGTATGTCTATGACCACAATAAATAATATCTGGTTTTCTACCAGTAAACATAGTTAGCTTCTGAACCATGTTGTTTAGATTATCGCGATCACCATGCACCCCATATATCAACTGTCCGCGAACATTGAATATAGCAATGCTGCATTCAATATCGTTTTCGTGAAATACTACATTTTTAAAATTCTGTAGCTTTGCACTGAGATAGGGGATAGCAAGCAAGTCCATATTCTCTCCACGCAAATTCTCATCTTTATTCTGAGAAAGACGGGAGTGATTGCCCATGCTTACATACACATTTACAGTATTAAATCTATAACTTAACTCTGTTAAGAACTGAGACAGATAATCTGTAACAGTTAAAAACTGCTCAATGATGTTCTGATTATTTTCAATTCTAATAGTATTATGAATGAAGCCAGAGATGAGTTCGCTTAGAATGACATAGATGTTCTCTGAACCGTGACGTAACTGAACTTCAAAAATCTTATCAAGATATTGATTAATTCTATCTCGCAAAATATCGTTATTAAACTTATTGAAATAATTATCTACTTCAATACCAGTATGCACATCAAAGAAAGTGCATACGATATCATTATCTGACTTTAAAGAGCCAGTGAACTTCTTGTCTTCATCATAAAAAAGCGGGTGACAGTCGCTTTCAGAAATGCTTCTTATGATTTGCTCTTTGTAGCTTTCTTTTCGCGCCTGTTCACGAATCATCCTACGGAGTTCATTGCGCTCATCACGAACCTTAACTTGCTGCTTCTCAAGTTCTTGTTTTTGAGATTGCAATTCTTTTAGATATTCATCATTGTCATATTTATTAAACACACCAGCATCATAAAACTTTTTTGCCTGCTGATATGGTTTTCTAAATGCCGAGGAAGTATAAGGCATATCTTCATTGCCGATTTCCTTGTTAATGATATCGGCCAGTTCGTCCCAATTCATATCTATAATTCCAGATTCCTTGGCTTGCCCAAGTCTCCAAATATATTGTTCTAGATTTTCAGATTCGCCTTTATGTAAATCCACGTATGGCACCTCCTCATATTTTTTCATCTTGCAGTAACAAAACAAGATGATGGTGAAATATTTGATTTTCACAAATATCTTCCAAACTTTTACTTCATACACTATTGGATGTTCTGTATTGAACTAATTTCACCCAGAACAAAACAAAGAAGGGTGGCTAAGGCCACCCAGTCTGAGTTATATCAATATTTAATTGTTATCTTGCATAACATACACGGCATAAATTATTCGTTGCTGTGACAACCAAAAAGGAAGTCACAGCAACAACAAAGAAAGGTGTAGAAATATGAATGCAAGAAAAATACGCGAAGAGCAATCTTCGCATTTATATATTCAGCCAACTAGCTGCGTATATAACGATTATTTACTTACGAGAGCTAATCTTATCGCAATATGTTCTTGTGATGTGAGCCTTTGGAACAATCTTGCTCTTCGTCACAATTGTCTCTCCCGTAAGATTATTAACCTTCTCATGAGATGGAACATATACCCCGTTTAATACGATACCCTCAAACAGCCTAACAGAAATATTTCTATCTTCATTTGCTAGAGACAAAGCGTCTGAAACGTTCTCTTCAAGAGATTCATATACGCCCTTAACCGTATTCTTATCGATTCTACAATCCTTGGCAACGGCCTTAATTAGCATATCTTTCGTATATGTAACCTTTTTGTCATCATTCTTAGCCATTAATCTTCTCCTTCATACTTAATTGGTGTAGTTGGCAATTTTGAAAAAAGTCTTGAAATATATATGTCCTCCATATAGCGAGATTTCAAAATTTCCAAATAACACTAAATCTATGTATTTTAAAAATCAGTAAATTTAAACATATAACCTTAATAGTATGTTATATGTTTAAATATTCTGGTCGCGTGACTTTTGAGTTTCGCGCTGTTTTTTCTTTCTTAATCTGGCAAGTTCGCGCTTGTGCTCTTGCGTACATTCATGACATCTACATGTTTTTGTATCCTTGATACCGACTTCAAACCATTCTCCACAGTCCACGCATTGCACGTCTCGCGTCTCTCGCTTTACATTACGAGAAAGATTATCATAAACGATATCTCCATAACACAGCCAAAGAGCCATCTTATTTTTGCCACCATTGATACCGTAAAGAAACTTCACGAGAATATCGACAATCTTAAAATCATCGTATCCAAACGAAGAAAGCTCTTCATATATCTCCTTAGAAATCTTTCTATACTTTAAATCGCGGCGCATCTTAGATTTTGACATATCGTCAGAAGAAAAACCCTTAACCGCATCGTTCAATGCAAACTGATACTTCTTATTCAGTTCACAATACTTAACAATCAACGGATCGGTTTCTTCCTTGATAATCTTACCTCTGTCTGTAAACGATATCCTGCATTCCGTTCTAACATCTCTCATCATAAGTGCATAATCAATCTTATCAAGGCCAAGCTTTCTGCAATTGATTCTCGGATTCGGAATAATATCATTAAGCTTATTGACGAGACTGTTGTTGATATCAGATACCTGATGCAGCTTTTTATCCTTCGCATATACAAAGAAATGAGGGAGAGGGTCTTTAGTAAAACCAGTTATCAGCTCCTTTTCGTAATCTGGTCTTTCTGGTTTATACAACGTTTTAGCATAGTCGATTACAAAATTATTCTCCATGCAAAGAAGTCTAATTACATCAATTGCACGTCTCTTATCTTCGTTTGTACCAGATATGAACACCTCGCTGTTCCAAATCTTAGAGATGTTATTGCTGTATATTCCGATATTTCCACCAACAAATGCAGCATGAAGTCCACCGTAGATTGCAGCGTTATCAAGATGTACTGGCTCAGCTTTTCGCATATTGTAGTAAAGCGGCACAATGTCAAACTTCTTAAGATTTCTTTCCGCAACTGCAATAAGAGTCTTATCTGCAACAACTAACGATTTGTCCCCATCAACATCAAATTGAAGAATCTTACTAATCATGTCCTTGCAGCTTGTGTATACGGCATCTGTGCCAAACCACTCTCTAACACTATCCTTTCTATCTCCATACGCATAGCAGGCAACATTTTTTCTAATAGCATGTTCCATGAAAAGATGAGGAGAGCGAAGGCAATCAAGCTTTTCATCTTTTCTAAACAACCAACAGAACACCTCTCCGTCTTCAAGCAGGCCGTCAGGATTATCTTTGCCCATAAACCAATGCTCGCAAGCGGCATAGAAGTCTGGAAGTAAAAATGTATACTTGCCATGAACCTTCAGCTTTCCAGCTTTGAATCTTTTGACCATGCTATCTTTGATATCTCTCAACTGAGACTTTGCATATTCATCATTCAACAAAGCTGGGTAAAGGTCGATAGCTTTTTGAAAAGCGGTCTTATTTGTATTATACGGCGTTGCACCGAACACATCCTTAATACTCTCAACGGAACCGCATAAATTCTCAAGCTTATTTGTTGACTGGTAGGCAATATCTGCAAGCTCATCATCGGTAACATCAGTCAATGTCTGAAGCATCTGATAATTGATAGTAGCGTCTTTGATGCGCTCTTCCTCGACATTAGTTACGCCAGCTGTACACCCATATCTCTTGAACATCTCCTTATATTGATCCCAAGATTCATAATATTTGTTCATCTTAAACTGAGATTTGGTAAAGATAATTTGAATATCTTCATCAACGATGTTATGCTCTTTGCCATATATATCCTTGATAACAGGAGAGCATTCATTCACTTCGATGAACTTCTTAAAGTCAAAAGCGCCAAGAAGACCCTTTACCCACGGTAGCCTAACCATACGATTTCTACCAAGACAAGGCAACATCATTCCCGCTCCATCAGTATGGGGGATAGGCACATTGCCAGTTATCCTCTTGATGGAATAGTCCGCATCGTCAATTAAATCATATGTACCAATAACATCAGTCTCAAAATCATCGATAACGATAGTCTTGTCAATGTCGAACTCATTCCATACATCGGTTGCAGAATTTGCAAGCGCCATATAAGCAAGATGCTTATTGGGATTGTTACCGCCATGTGCATTGATGTCGTCAATCGTCAACCCGCACATAATCGTCTTCTCATGCTTTTTCCAAGTTGACTCTTTGACGAATACACATTTCTTTGTGCGAATCTGCCCAGCAGAAGAAGTGAAGTAAATATACTTCTCGCCATTGTATTCGAAACCATTGTAAATCAAGTCTTTAATCATATCGAAATAATAGACCTGAATAACCATGAAGTCTTCGCATAGCTCATCTGGCTTGGCACCGATGGTTCTTGTGAAATATGAATCGAATACAGAAATGATGTTCTTTTCTGATACTTGGTTATCACGAAGCATTCTTGTGTGGTGTCTACCGTCTGACGCAATATTCGATTCAACCTTATTAGACAGAATGGTAAGTAGTCTTTCCTTAGTTTCGTTGATCTTTGTGTTTTTAAGAGATACCAGATTCTTCAATCGGCGATACTCGCAACCAAGCTCACTCAGCTCTTTGCTATCATCTCCAAACAAAGAAAAATCATATTCGTCCTTAGCAATAGATGCAAGACCATCTTTGTCAACACCGTAAGACTCAAACTTAGACTCAATGTTTCGGACACCGACTATTGTTTTCTTTGTCTTGCCATCATTGCCTTTGATAACAGCGCCATTTAGCAGTTGATTCCTTTCACTTCTCAGCTTGTGATTAAGCCAGTGAAGGGATGACTCTCTATTGTCATAAAAGTTCCCAGTGTCTAGGGAGTAGATGTCTATCTGCTTATCGAGCACGTTGCCACCTCCTGATTCTTTATCAATGCAAAAGCCACGTTACATACTAGTTGCAGATCGCATAGATGATGCCGCAAACGATGAGAGTGCAGATGAGATTCATATCAGATACACCTTCTTAAATAAAAAAACCTAACTTCAATACATAGCATATAACATTATCAGTTAAAAGTAAAGAAGATTTTTACATTATTTTCAAGCATTCTATATCATCCCAATCTTCATCAGCAGCTTCTTCTTGTTTGAAATCTCGCGCATATAGTAGCCCTCACCGCAAGTCATCAGATAGCCGTTCTCACGTTTGTACATATTGCACACGAGAGTGTGGTTGGTTCTCCATTTGCCGTCAACCTTGACTCTCGGCAGCGGCTCATAATAGAGAAGTCCAAGTTCATACAGCACCTTTACCGCCTGCGACATTGCTCTTTCTGAAATACCAATCTCCTCAGCTTCATCACGATAGAACATATTCATGACCTCTGGCTTCTTTGTTCTTCTGCTTTCAACTGGATTTTCATGACATGCATCTTCGTTGGATAGCCTATTTGGCCTATTTCGTATATTCATCTTAAGGTATGCGTATACACGAAGCAGGATATCGTTGTTCACATATTTGCTCTTGGTGTCATATTCCATAATCTTCTCATACTCATCAAGATATACGATGGCGAAGTAATCCGTATCGCATTCGTCCTTCACTTTTCCGTTGTTGAATTCGGCAATGCACATCTTGGTATTCTCGATACCGCCATCAAGAGATAGGTAGCCAAGATCGCAAAGGTCATTCACGGCAGATACAAACTTAGAGTTTATACCGCGACTGTGCCTATCAGAGTTCTTACCGTGCCATTTGACCATCCAGTTGATATTGAACATCACCTTATCGTCCAGACCTCTTCTCACGGCAAAGAACATAAATGTCGTGATAAGCATATCATTTGAATCGCTGTTGACGATAATCGCTTTGGGGATACGAAAGTAAACACCGTCATTACCATCAAGCTTAGACTTTGAATCGTATTCATATAAGGTATTATCAGACAATTTGACACCTCCAAGCAAGTTCAAAACATTTGAATTATACCACACTTTCCGTGGACAACTAATAGAAATCTTTAAGTTGTCCACGTTTTTTGTGGACAAGTGTAAAAAGTAACTGACTTGTCCACGTTTTTTGTGGACAACTATACCATTATACCCCTACTTGTCCACGTTTTTTGTGGAAATTTATACATTCCTAACAAAATAGATATATACAAAATAGATAAATATGTCTACGACAAAATAATAGCTATGTGGGTATGGGGATATAGACCATATCAAAGACATAGATAATCTTGGACAAATTTGGATGTCTTCTATATAAGAACTCCAAATTTGTCCCATTAGTTTTATCTATTTAATAAATATCTATTTTAAAAAAAATAGCCGTATCAAAAGATATAAGAAAATCAATATTACAGATATGAAAATATAGACTGTATCAGAGATATAAAACTTACTATATCAGAGATATAAAAATAACCTACATCAAAGATATAGGAGTATAGCATCTACGATGCTGACGATATGTAGATATATTACCTAATTATAATGTCATATTAATTAAATACGAAGCATAGATAACGGTATCACCAATTATATCTTAATGCTAAATAGCTTTATATCAAGTGTATATTTCTTGTTATTTATATTGTCCTCAATAACATATTAGATTGAATATTAATAGCTTCTATATCTATGTTGTTGATATGTAGTTATATTTATATGCATAACCGGATAGTTTCCTTTTTTAAATTGCCACCAATTCAATAGCTTATCTTATAGCATATTTATTTGAATATAGATCGCTTTGTTGTATTGGTGTTTATTTGGATGTTTATATGTCTGCAAATATAGATCGTATACGTATTTCGATTGTTATCTTATGTAGTTGCATATTGGTTTCCTATCTATTGCCATCTGGTCATACCGTATATTTTACCGTTTATAAATTGTTATATATGTAGTTATATATTGTTGGTATGTAGATAGATTTCCAGAGTGATATAGATGAATTTATAGTGGGTCAGATATTTTTTTCGGTTGTGTTTAGATGAAACACATAGCTAGGATCAACAATAAAAAAAACGAACCAGAAGTTTTAATACACCCCCATACCCCTATCTACCTGCGGTTTTGTCGTTTTGTAGTGTAGTTTATTACCCCTACAATGTGCAATAAAAACGGTGGGGGCATGAGTGCAAAAAAAACAGGGGGTATTGCACTTGAAAAACTAACCCCCTATAGCCCACACAAAAACTAACCCCCCATATAACGTTCAAAAAAACCAACCCCCCATATAACGTTCAAAAAAACCAACCCCCTGTTTAGAACGAACGACACAACGAAAGTTTTCAACAACTTTTCAACA